TTAACTTACTGATTTTAATAAGCCTCTGGTGTCACTTTGGTGACTATGGGGCATCATTGGGACATAATCTGTCAGCTTCTGATTCAGCATTGCGATCTGTTCTGCATTGCTGTCAGTCATCCATGCTCCGTATACATTGAATACCATCTGGGCACTTGCATGGCCCATCTGGCTGGCAATGAAGCTTGGGTTTGCTCCGGCAGATAATGACCAGCACGCATAAGTGTGTCGTGACTGGTATGCCTTTCGATGCCTGATCCCTGCACGCTTAATGGCTGTTTCCCATGAGTCACCTACAGAATCGACTTTGTAGACAAAACCTACCTGTTCGCTTTTTCTAACCACTTGAGGGTTAAACACGAAAGTACATTCATGGTTCACTGAACGTCCATATTCACGTAGTTGCACCTTGATGTTGTACTGCTTACCCAGTCTTGTCATTTCAGCCTGATTTTTCAGGACACTGATAGCGGGCTGGATAAGGTGCACAACCCTGTTTGTGCTTGCTTCAGTTTTCGGTAGAGTGAACTCACCAAGTTTCGTATAATTGCGCCTGATGGTAATTGTTCCTGCCTTCAGATCGATATCTTCCCAGGCCAGGGAGACCAGTTCACCGTGACGCATTCCTGTGTACACAGCCAATGACCACAGGTTTTTCGTCTGCTGATGTCGGCAAGCATCTATCAGGCGAATAAATTCGTCACGAGTTAGCGGATCTGGCTCTGCCCTGGCTCTTTTAAGAGGCTTAATTCCCTGGAAGGGATTTGCTTCTAAGTAACCGTGATCTGCAGCAAACTGAAACATTCCAGCGATTGTCGTCATGTAATAATTTACAGTAACGACGCTCCGTCCTTTTGCTGCTGCTTTGTTTTTCGTTGAATTCTGATACCCGGTCAGCAAATCTTTCCTGATATACAGCAATTCCTCTTTGGTTACCGATGACACCAGTCTACTGCCTCCAATTTTCGGAACCATCGTTCTTGCAACGGATTCATAGCGATTGAATGCATTTGCAGAGATTTCCATTCGTTTCAGATCCAGCCACTTTTCTTCAAGTTCCTTCACCGTAATTTCTTTTTTACTTACCCCAAAAGCCTGAAGGTTGGGGGAGTCAGGGAACTGTGCAGCATAATCAAAGCTTCCTGTGCGGATGGCAAAACATACTGATGTCCGCAGTTCCCCGGCGATCTTCCTGTTCTTGGCAGTGTCAGGGACACCAAGATTTTCCCTGACACGTTTACCTTTAAAATTAAACCAGATGCGTAATGTGCCGCCGTGGTTTTCGACGCCTGTTGGATATTTGACTTTATCCATCGATACCTCCAGACGCCCAAGAGCGATACGAGCTTACATATTTCATGATATTAAATCACCTGGGTTGTTTGTTTTTCATTGAGGCGACCCAGGCATCTATTGCTTTTCTGTTATACATACATTCACTGGAAGGCTTTGGATTACCGTCTGGTGATACGTGAATATACTCTCTTCCAACCATCCAGCATTCTTTTGAAGTGGTCAACAAAAACTGGCCACCGAGTTAGAGTTTTTTCCAGTATCGATTTTCCGATTCGTTTGGTGGTAACCCACCATTATATTCGTGCGGTCTTAGTGCGCTGTAATATCCAACGATATAGTCCGTTATTGCGTGAGCTGCATCGCTGAAGCTTACATAGCCCGTCGCCGGCACCCATTCGTTCTTCAGACTCCTGAAGAAGCGCTCCATTGGGCTGTTATCCCAGCAGTTTCCACGCCGACTCATACTCTGCCTGATCCGGTATCTCCACAGTAACTGCCGGAACTGCCTGCTCGTATAATGACTGCCTTGATCGCTGTGGAACATCACCCCGACGGGCTTACCACGGGTTTCCCATGCCATTTCCAGTGCTTTCATGGTAAGCCTGCTGTCCGGCGAGAACGACATGGCCCAGCCCACTGGTTTTCTTGCGAACAGGTCGAGAACAACGGCGAGGTACGCCCAGCGCTTACCCGTCCAGATATAGGTCACATCACCGCACCACACCTGATTTGGCTCGGTCACGGCGAACTGCCGTTCAAGGTAGTTAGGGATAGCAACATGTTCATGACCACCACGTTTATACCGGTAAGTCGGCTGCTGACAGCTGACCAGCCCCAGCTCTTTCATGAGTCTGCCAGCAAGCCAGCGCCCCATCTGGTAGCCTCTCTGGGTTGCCATTGTGGCGATGCTTCTTGCTCCGGCAGAGCCGTGGCTGATGCCATGCAGTTCAAGTACCTGGCTGCGTAATACAGCCCGTCTGCCGTCTGGCTTTTCAGGACGGTTTTTCCAGTATTTGTAGCTGCTGCGATGGACCCCGAACACATGGCAGAGAGTGGCCACAGGATAACGCGCCCTGAGTTTCCCGATTATCGAGAACTGTTCAGGGAGTCTGACATCAAGAGCGCGGTAGCCTTTTTTAATATTTCATTTTCCATTTCAATACGTTGTAGCTTTTTCCTGAGCTCACGGATTTCAATTTGTTCCGGGGTAATAGGGGAGGCTTTTGGTGTTTTTCCCTGCCGCTCATCACGTAATTGTTTCACCCATCGCGTCATTGTGGAAAGGCCGACATCCATAGCGCTGGCTGCATCTGCCACGGTGTAATTCTGGTCAACGACCAGTTGAGCGGATTCGCGTTTAAACTCTGCGCTGAAATTTCTTTTTTTCATTATGGCACCTGTGTTGTTCTGAGGTGAGCATATCACCTCTGTTCAGGTGGCCAAATTCAGTAAACCACTTCATTTCCGGGCCCGAAGAATTGTGCCTGGTTTGAGCCCGGTAATTGCGATAAGAACGCTTTCACAAACCCATTCATTGGGAGCCAGTTGAATCACATTGCCCATGTATTACCTCACACAACACTCAGCCCACGGCAGTGGCACCACACTTCAAACATTCGCTTCACAACTTCACGACAGTAGAAGCCGTCAACATCTCGCGTCAGGTCATAGCGATTGCCGTAACGCTGGTGGACCCATCGTTCAAATGCTTTATTCATTCTTTACTTCCTTTTTATGGCTCGTAATTTTTTCAGGTGCTTTTCCTGCTCAGTGTCCGCGAGAATTTTGCGGTACTCCTGGTGGTCAATATGTTCGAACAGGCAGTTTAACTCACCAATGCGTACCCGCCCGGATCGTCCGTCCATCCGTCGAAAGAACACTGAGTGCTCAGTGATGCGAGTAATCACCACGGGGTATCCGGCTCTGTCCGTGTATATCTGACCGCGTTGAATCAAAGCGAACATGTGGTTATCCCCATCGACAAATCGAGAACACAACAAACGCTGCTGCGAATACCACCCCCAGAGTTACGATTGCATCAGGCCAGCTCATTGATTCACCTCCTGCCTGTCGTCCGGCATTCGCTCACTACAGCTTATCCAACCATCCGGAGTTACCGGAGAGCTGGTTGACGCTTCCGGGATTTTCCGAAAATTATTGGTTGACGAATCTTTATTTTCCCGAAAGTTTCCGGACTGAAGCATGGCTTCGCGGCAATCGTTCCAGCCTGTAGCGTATGCAGCCGCTTTGCTGCTGCCTTCAACTGGCGCATCCTGCCAATACATTTCTTCCGGCACTATCGGCGCTGGAGGGGCGGCAAATAGATATCCGCCAAAGTCAGGAAGCTCTCTAATGGCCTGTACGAATTTTTGTTTGCCTACGTCAACTCCTAATGGGTAATGAGCTATAATCTTTGCCACCGGCTCTGCTGCCAGTGATGCCAGCGCAATCCGTGCCAGCTCTTCCGCTTCTTCTGCTGGAAGCACAACGTTGCTACCCGGTCCGTATGTTTCGCGCCACTGCTTGATTGTCAGCAGTCGCTCTTTGGTTATAGTGGTCATGTGTTACTCCTTAACCCGCAGTGCTTTCAACTGATGAGGGGAACAAAATCTTTTCATCAAACCCTGCATTCATATCATGAACAGCAACACACCAATCCATCGACGAACGATTATCAAGAGCCTCCATGATTTCATCCATGCGGCGCAGGTCATACAGGTAAATGCTTTTATCGCCAATGGTGTAAAAACCAATTTTTTTCGGTGATGGACAGCGATCAAGAACGTCCTGTAATTCGCTCAACCATGCTTGTTCTTTTTTTGTCAAAGTTGCCATATCACTCTCCTTTGATGCGAATGCCTGTTGCAATGCTGTTTATGATGCTGTCAGTGCATGGGGTAGAAAGCTGGGCATCTCCAGCAATTTTCATGACCTCAACATCTGCATATCGAATACCGAGGTGTATCAGACCGGCTATGCCTGACTTAAGCCGAGCATTTTCCATAAATAGAACTTTTGCCCGCTGTTTTTCTGCTTCAAGCTCAACGCGCAGCTTCCCTACCGTTAGCGCAATATCCTCGTTCTCCTGATCGCGGCTTTTGATGTATTGCAGGTTTCTTTCCCGTTCATCCAGCAGTGCCAGCACGGTTTCTGGTCCGGTCAGAAATTTGAAGGCGTTGAGCGCATCAATATCCACACCGTAATCTTTAAGTTCCTGTTCACTTAACAAGTCATCATCAGCTGGCAACATTAACAGGCGTTCCATTGCTGGAATTGCACGTTCCGCCACCTCACGCAGTGCCTGGTAATTAATTTCGCTCACTGGTTGCCTCCTTTGCGAAGCTGGGCAGCAAAGTCAACTAACCACTCAGTCATTTCAACCTTCCCTACCAGGTCTGAACCAGGGTACATACAGCAATCACTCTGCGCCGCTTTGAAATCCTTATACTCATATTCTTGGGCCACCAGATTTTTTGCAGCTTCTATAGCAGCATCCACCCCCTGCGCCAGGACTTCAGCCAGGAAAGCATCAGTGGTTGGCGTTTCAGGTATCTGTCTCCTCATCCGTTCTATTGCATGATTGAACCCGAAGTCTTCCGCGAGAGATACGTCATCCATATTGTCATTGTCATCTTCAATATCCCGTGATTCTGGAATTGCAGACTTTATTCCCGCATTCTCCGCTGCCAGCGCCGTGAAATTACCCTCCAGCTCTGCAATGCGCTGTTTTGCGGCATCAAGTTCAATCGATAATTTTTCCAACTGCTCTTTATGCTTCTTGTATTCCTGATATGCGTGCCAGGACTGACCTTTGCGCACACTATCAGTAATATCAGTAATCTGTTCTGGTGTTAGAGTGGTCAGTGGCTGTGCTGGGAAAATCAGCACTTTCCCGGAATCCCAATCAAAACCAGCGTGAATTGACTGAACTTCAACTGAGGGTGTTGAACCAATGCTGCCAGGCGAATGAACAACGATCGTTACATCCATATCGCGACGATGGCTGTGGTTGTTGGACAAAATACGATTCACCAACTCAGAAAATTTGGAAAATTTCATGCTGATTCCCCTTTCTCTGCTCTCTCCTGTCGGAACATCACTATCATCAGGTCGCCTTTTGTCGCTATCCTGGCTGTTGTACCTGGTTCAATGCGGCTAAGCTCAAATGCGTCATAGAACGCTTCTAATGCCTTCTGGCGTAGTTCCTGTTTGCGCCGTTTTTTCCACTGTTTTAGGAAAATGGAACCCAGCCATCGCCATGTACGGGACATGATGTAAAGCCAACCGAGAAGTGCCAGGCCGACATTCAGGGCCGTTTCTATGGTTAGTTGTGAGTCAGTTGCCATTTCTTACCTGTTTAAGTAACTGGTTGAACATAACACTTAGGGGATTGCTGTATCCAAACGGCAGATTGTTTACGCAGTACAGAATCATTTTGTTTTTTTCTCCAGTTCGTACTATTAACCCATTCCACAATAACCGTGATAATTCATTACTGATAGAAGTTGCGCTTCTTCCAAGTGCGAGGGATATATCTTCTCTACTGCAATCTGGATTTTCCTGGATATACTCGATAACGGTCATGTGGTCCCTTTTACTTAATATCTGTTTCGGATTGCATGCCATGAGTATTCATTTCGTTAATAATTTCATCCAGAAGAATTTCAAGCCCTTCTCGACCCATATCTGAAAGAATGAAACCTTTATCAGGGGAAGTAGTGAGCATTTTCTGATAAAGAAACAGCGCTCTTCCCATTCCTTCAGCTTCGCCGTATTTTTGAATTAAATTCCATTCAATATACTGTTGTAAGGCAAATCGAATGGGGCCGGGATATATCGTCATAAACCCATACATCCCGTTATATACCACGGCGTGTTCAGTTGTTCCGTGTTCATTCAGGATATCAATTGTGCCGTTCTTGTCTTCTTCTTCGTTGATGAATGTCGTCACATACAACCATCGCCACTGAGCAACCTTCATCTCAACCGGAAGTTTACCCAGTAATCCTGCTTCGTCGGCTTGCGCCAGACACTGAAGGATACGTAAACCTCGCACATTAGGAGTATCGAATTCTCCGGCATCCAGACGACGTATGGCGTCGTGATAATCAATCGTCATACTGCCAGTTCGTATACCATTGGCTGTTGCTTCAGCCTGGAATTCATCGTATTGCATGATATTTATTCCTCATCTTCATCTTCATCTTCATCTTCATCTGCTGGTGCAATAACGTCATATCCTGCCTTTTCTGCAATAAACAGGAATGTTGAAAGAGTTCCTACAAGTTCATCGTCATGAACATGGCGAATGAATATTACTTTCCCGTTTTTGATGGTCAGCAATACTCTGGTTTGTTCGTGTTCTGCTGTTTTCTGATGCATTATTATCTCCCGTATGCTTTACGCAGAAATAAGCAGGCAATATGCATGTAATTTTCACCGTATTGTGCAATAAGGCAGGCGGTCTTGTGTGATGCCATATTCTTTATAAAAGTCACAATAAAGCCTCCTGTGGATTAAGGTTGTAATAATCCCCGGCGATAAAACCGCAATAAACGTTCAGGGCATATTTGTTGTTATTGCGCTAATTCTTTTTCGGCAGCAGCTTTTGTATACTCACATGCAAAACTCAGAATTTCGCTGCCGAGTGTTTTCGTTTCGTGATTACTGGACATATGTAATACCTGTGTTGCATGCAATAAATGATAAACATTTACCGCAAATGAATCAGGCTCCAGACAAATGCCTTCGTAATTATCTTGCTGTGAGGTTGTTTCTGTCATTGCTCCTGAAGTGCATGCGAGCCTGTTTTTGACAATTCTCTTTTCTCTAATCACTATATCGGCAACATCTATTGCCTTTACAACCTCCGGGAGAAGTTCCGGGTTTGTATAATCAAAGTCATCAACATGGAGAACAGTTATGTTTTCGAACTTTTTCATGGCTTCCTCAGCTGACTTATATGTTCTGAAGTGGTCAACAAAAACTGGCCACCGAGTTAGAGTTTTTTCCAGTATCGATTTTCCGATTCGTTTGGTGGTAACCCACCATTATATTCGTGCGGTCTTAGTGCGCTGTAATATCCAACGATATAGTCCGTTATTGCGTGAGCTGCATCGCTGAAGCTTACATAGCCCGTCGCCGGCACCCATTCGTTCTTCAGACTCCTGAAGAAGCGCTCCATTGGGCTGTTATCCCAGCAGTTTCCACGCCGACTCATACTCTGCCTGATCCGGTATCTCCACAGTAACTGCCGGAACTGCCTGCTCGTATAATGACTGCCTTGATCGCTGTGGAACATCACCCCGACGGGCTTACCACGGGTTTCCCATGCCATTTCCAGTGCTTTCATGGTAAGCCTGCTGTCCGGCGAGAACGACATGGCCCAGCCCACTGGTTTTCTTGCGAACAGGTCGAGAACAACGGCGAGGTACGCCCAGCGCTTACCCGTCCAGATATAGGTCACATCACCGCACCACACCTGATTTGGCTCGGTCACGGCGAACTGCCGTTCAAGGTAGTTAGGGATAGCAACATGTTCATGACCACCACGTTTATACCGGTAAGTCGGCTGCTGACAGCTGACCAGCCCCAGCTCTTTCATGAGTCTGCCAGCAAGCCAGCGCCCCATCTGGTAGCCTCTCTGGGTTGCCATTGTGGCGATGCTTCTTGCTCCGGCAGAGCCGTGGCTGATGCCATGCAGTTCAAGTACCTGGCTGCGTAATACAGCCCGTCTGCCGTCTGGCTTTTCAGGACGGTTTTTCCAGTATTTGTAGCTGCTGCGATGGACCCCGAACACATGGCAGAGAGTGGCCACAGGATAACGCGCCCTGAGTTTCCCGATTATCGAGAACTGTTCAGGGAGTCTGACATCAAGAGCGCGGTAGCCTTTTTTAATATTTCATTTTCCATTTCAATACGTTGTAGCTTTTTCCTGAGCTCACGGATTTCAATTTGTTCCGGGGTAATAGGGGAGGCTTTTGGTGTTTTTCCCTGCCGCTCATCACGTAATTGTTTCACCCATCGCGTCATTGTGGAAAGGCCGACATCCATAGCGCTGGCTGCATCTGCCACGGTGTAATTCTGGTCAACGACCAGTTGAGCGGATTCGCGTTTAAACTCTGCGCTGAAATTTCTTTTTTTCATTATGGCACCTGTGTTGTTCTGAGGTGAGCATATCACCTCTGTTCAGGTGGCCAAATTCAGTAAACCACTTCAGTTCTGCTATATAGCGAGTCTCAGAAGTGTTTTCATATTGAGACTGTTTCCGCAATGATTGATAAAAATGTTCGCATGTACCTTGAAGGGCGAAGCGGCGATTATGTCACCATTGGTATTGGTTCTTCCGCAGAAGAGCTTCGCGAGATAAGGGGCAAACTTGTTGAGATGCGTCATGGTGTTGCTGCTCCTCACTTTTTGGTTGCTCCGGAGGAGTAACCTCACCAGTTAACAGCCACATCGGATCGCAGCCAAGAATATTTGCCAGTGGGATAAGCATACTGATAGTTGGTTCATACTCTCCGCTCTCCCACTGGATGATAATTTCTTCATCGAGATCGAGCAGCCTGGCGAGTTCGGCGGTTGTTAAGCCGCAGGCTTCGCGTTGGGTGCGAAGACGGTTGTTGATTGCAGAATTTTTGTTCTGTAAAAGCATTGCTGACGATAGCTTTCTGGATATGCTATTTGTCATATCCCATGCCAGTCCTGCGCATGACTCTATATCGCTAGAGAGCGTAGCATCAGGTGTTGCTTTTGCTATTAGTGTAATGAGGCTGCCGAGGTTTTTCAGTTCTTCGAGACAGTCAAGAGTTGTAGCTTTATTGATCATGAGATGATACCTCAGTTACGAACTTTGTTTTATGGTAACTAAGGTATCAAGGTGTGGCAAGTGATTTTTGATACTTTGGTTTCTTTTTGTGTTTTGTGTCTGGTCAGAAAATATCCCACCTGGCATCAACCACAACACCTACTATTTCGCAATCATTGTCCATTTCTATGATTGGATATTGTGGATTAAGGGGCTTTAGAAACGCCTTTCCCATGTCAGAAATATATTTTTTGAATGTTGCTTCATTGGTAGATTTTTTTCTGGCGATGACGTAACACCCTGAAAAAACTTCTTTATCTGGGTTGACAAGGATCGACATTCCTTCAGGAAATGTTATTCCTACGGGCGAAGTCATTGAGTCTCCGTGCACTTCCAGCCAGAACCCCCTCTCACCAGCGTATTTTACAGAATGCCTCCAATTATCCTGATCATACATGTTGTAGTCATCACCAGAAGTTGCGAATAATCCTGCCTGAACCCAGTTAATTACAGGGTAAGAGTGTGCTGTGTCTCTCTGTGGGCAGCTCTTAACATTATTTTCCCAATGCTTATCTTTTTCATCTCCGTTCTGAAGCCACTGCGGTGAACACCGCAGTGCAGCTGCAACTTTAAAAAGGGTGTCACCGTTGAAACTTTTTGTAAGGCCTTGCTCGGCTTTACTGATTGCAACTCTGGTGATCCCAGCTTTTTTAGCCAACGCATCTTGTGTTAACCCAGCTTTTTGCCGTGCGTTGATGAGACGTTCACCTAAAGACTTCATTTTTCTTCTCCTCTCATGGCTGTTGATACTAAAGTAACAGAATTTCTTGATACTTTGGATTCCTGTGGTTAACATCGTTGGATAACAAAGTATCTGGTGTGAGACTAAAGAATGACCCTTTATGAAATATTAAAAATTCAATTTAAAACCAATGCCGCTATTGGTCGCAGGTTCCCAAAGAAAGGAAGGCCTCGTGGCAGTCAAGGTGTTGGAAAGTGGAAAACGCGAGGTGTTCCGGAGGATGTTGCCATTCTTTGTCATTTGGATCCGAGCATTCCATATACACACCCAAGCCTAGCGCACACGGAAGATGGGAAGTGATGGTGGTGATATGAGCGAAAAAATAACTATTAAATACGATGGGACAACCATTTCGATTGCCCCGATCACATTAGCGTTCGCTGAGAAGTTGTTGGTAAGCCTTAAAGGATGCGAACTGCATTCTACCTTCGGCATTGATTCCAATGCCTTCGCTTGTACACCAAGCGATGAACTCGGCTGTATCCGCTTCAACTTTAATAACTCGTTGCCCGCCTCTTTCGACACGCTTAATCAATTTTTCAGCGTCGTGTTTCCACTCGGTGTAACTGTCGGAGAGCACATCAGCATCAGTAAAAATATTTTTGAGCTCATGATACTGAATCGCATCGCGAAACCAGAATAAACCAACGGCCTGAACTTTCATGTCGAACCTCCTTTGGTTCTTTTGTTTATAGGGATCAAAAGGATAACTGAAGGAAGGTTCGGCACCAATAAGTACGAATGTGCGGAATCTTAAAAGAATTTATCCGTAAGGAGATGGCAGTGAACACCGCAATTTTTAACGGCAAAGCATCCATGACCAGCCTTGAAATCGCAGAGTTGGTGGGCAGCCAACACAAAGATGTTAAGCGCAGCATTGAAAGGCTCATGGATAAGGGGATTATTCGAAGTGCGCCAATGGCGAATTTCGAAATAATCAACAACTTAGGATTAAAACGAAATGTAGGTGCTTACATCTTCGAAGGCGAACAAGGTAAGCGCGACAGCATCATTGTCGTCGCACAGCTCTGTCCTGAATTCACAGCTCGCCTGGTAGATCGCTGGCGCGAACTGGAAGAACAGATCCGTAAGCCAATGAGCGAAATCGAAATGGTTGCCGCGATGGCTCTTGAAGCCGTTCGCCAACAGAAACGGATCACTCAGGTGGAAGAAAAAGTCAGCCACGTTGCTGAAACAGTCGAGCAAATTAAAAAGGGCACTATTCGTGAGGGCTATGCCGGATATCGCCAACTGAAAGCAAAAACCGGTTTGTCAGATGATAAATGCCGCAATCTGGTGAACGCCTATCAAATTCCTACAGACACACATGAGTTCATGACGCCGGACGGATTGTTGTCACGTCGCGCAATTGTTGCTGTGGAACCGTTTATGGCTGCTTTTTATCGGGTTATGGAGGAAGCAGAACCGCGAGGGACTCGCTGGTATCACCCGAAAATGGGGTTATTTCAGGTTATTGGTTGGCAGCGATGAAAAAAAGCCGGGAGTAACCCGGCTCACTCAACATCAATAACGGGGAGCTGTTTCGCATAAAACGGCTCCGAAACATCCAAGAACAGTTCTAAAGATATCAGCAGCTATATGATCATTTCAAGACCAAATATTGATTCTGCAATTTCGGGACGTTACACTGTCTCTGCACCTTATAAAGCGGGTGCCGGGGGTCGCAGCCCGGAATTGTCAACGGCGATATATGACGCGCCAGCGTCTTTTTTATCGTCCGCGCTCACGCACGCCAGAATTATGGTGGGCTGGGCAGGGGAGCCGAAAGGCTCGCCGGTCTCCGTTGACGCCGGTACTGCGAACCCTGTTCAGTCTGCCACCAGTGAGTTTCGCAGCTCCGGTGGTGGAAGTTTTCCACAGTCAACGGAGGCTGCCATCATGGCTACAGTCCCAACTTCCCCATTCCTCAAAATTGAAGTTGTCAACGGCAAGGCCGTTATTTTCTCCCTGCATGTTGCCTGCCACTTTAAGCGCATGCACCAGAACATCGTCGACAAAATCGAGTATCTGAACTGCTCACGCGAGTTTTTTACCCGCAATTTCATACCGGGTACTTATCACATCTACGGTGACTCCCTGCGTGGTTATTACATCACCCTTGATGGTCTGATGATGCTTCAGCTTGGGTTAAGTCTGCGCACAATGCGGTACTACGAGAGCTGTATTGAAGCATTCCATGAGGCTGAAACCGTCCAGGGTCACTCCGCGTTCCGTCGTAATCAACGGGAGGTGCACCTATGATCCGCCACCAGCATATTGATTCTGCAATTTCGGGACGTTACACTGTCTCTGCACCTTATAAAGCGGGTGCCGGGCGTGGAAACCCGAAATTCAATATAGAGCACAACCGCGCTCATGCGGTTTTTTCGTGTCATGAGCATCGTTACGCCCAAATTATGGTGGGGCGTGCAGGGCCAACTTCGGTTGGGCCGGGTTCTATGTTGACCGGTATTTCCACCCCTGTACGTCTCACCACCTATATGGTCGTGGAAAGCCTTGGTGGTGAGTTCATTGAATTCAACATAGGGGCTGTCACCATGACTACTCTCCCAACCCAATCTCACCCTGAAATCACGATTATCAATGGTCGCGTTGTCACCACATCTCTTGCAGTAGCTAATTACTTTACTAAACGGCATGAGCGGGTTTTAGATAGAATTAGAAACCTCGAATGTTCCGCTGAATTTACTGAACACAATTTTGTGTTAAGTGAATACACCGACGCATCAGGCCGCAAACTACCTTGCTATCAAATCACCCGCGATGGCTTCGCGTTCCTTGCCATGGGCTTCACTGGTAAACGTGCTGCCCGGTTCAAAGAGGCATACATCAACGCCTTTAACCTGATGGAGAAGAGTTTATCAGGTGCCGATACGTCTGATATGTCAGCTGTCGCACGAAACGCCAGAGGCGTATACCTGCATTTGCGTGAAATCCATCAAATCTGGACAAGCCAGCTTTATCCAATGCTTAAGGCCGTTGAATCTCCGCTGGCTAGCAAACTGTACGACCGTGTTGGTGATGCTGTTTTTGGCGCTGCACTTGTTGATTCCAGGCTGAATGGTTCTGACAAGGAGGTTCGCCCATGATTAGTTACGAAATCATCATCTCCACTACGGAATACAGAAACGATGTATCAGTTCGCACGGATGTATCTGTCTGGCACCGTCGCTATAAATCCAGAAAAACAGCGGAACTGAAAGCGGCAGAGATGTGTGAAACCATCTCAATGAAAGGTAGCCCGGTTAAATACGTAACTACGGCGGAGGTGCGTCCATGATCCGCCACATCGTTAATTCCCTGTATCACCGATACAACCGTTGCCCCCGAGTGGGGCAGTGGTTTACCACCAGCAACGGCCTCGTTCTGCGGGTTTGCCTGGTCAATGCAGAAAGTCAGAAGGTTGTCTGCCAGGTGCAGGGGCGTACTTATACCCTGAGTTACCCGCTGGTGGCGTTTCAGTCCGGAAAAATGTTTAAGCGTCTGGGAGGTGTCGTATGAGTAGCAAGATCCTCGGTAATGTCTGGGATGCATGCGCAGCATATGGCGTCAAAGGTGCAAAACTGATGATTATGGCGCGCCTGGCTGATTATTCGAATGATGACGGGGTGTGCTACCCGGGTGTTGAAACCATATGTCGACAGCTTGGATTGGGAGAAAGTACAGTCAGAACGGCAATCTCCGAACTGGAGGCTGATGGCTGGCTGACGCGTCAGTCACGCCGCAAAGGTAACCGTAATACGTCCAATCTTTATCATCTGAATGCTGATCGGCTTGAGCAGCTTGCCAGAACTGAGCGGGATAAGGTTGCAGAACTGAAACAGCAGCGCAGACTTTCAGTATTACGTGACCCTTCAGATTCTGAACTTTCAAAATCTGAACCGTCAGAATCTGTATGTTCAGGCGTGTTTGAGCCTTCAGATTCTGGCAAAAATACGCGTTTGACCCTTCAGAATCTGACTCCAGATCCACAAGGTTTAAAACATGAACCACCAGTAAATTCAAAACATGAACCGCAAGATATTGGCGCATCCGCTGACGCGTCTGCACCAGCGCGTTCTGCCAGACAGGAATATTCACCGGAATTTGAACAGGCCTGGCAGGAATATCCCAAACGTGCTGGTGGCAATTCAAAATCTGCAGCCTTCAAAGCCTGGAAAGCCCGTATCAGGGAGGGAATAAAACCGGAGACCATGCTTGATGGCGTGAAGCGGTATGCCGCCTGGGTACGTGCTACAGGAAATACCGGCACACAGTTCGTGAAGCAGGCTGCGACGTTCTTTGGACCCGATCGTCACTTCGAAGATTACTGGCAACAGCCAGCCGCTCACGGAGGTGGGCGACAGCGACAGGTCGATGTCCTGGCTGGCCTGGGAGCCATGTCTGACAAATTCGGTAAATCCAGTAACAAATTGACATTCTGAGGTGACAGCGATGATGACGATTGACCAACGTGAGAAACAAACAAGACTACAGGCGCGAATGGATGATTTACGGGCAGAAATGGATGAGTTACGGGCAGAGATTGCATTTGCTCAGAAGGGCGAAAAGCCATGGCCTTATCGTTCCTGCCTGATGCGTGAAGGTCGCGGATATTGCGAAAAACACGGTAAATATCGTACGCATATACTGGTGTGGATCGATCGTAATGGCGAGGACAGAGAAAAAATTTCATGCTGCCCTGACTGCTTGATCGCTGAGGCCAGTGATTTGACCATGGAACTGTCGTCCCTCAAGGCGGAAGAACTGACTGATAACGCCGGAATTGCTCTGCGTTTTCGGGACTGCGAGTTTGATAATTATCTGGAGGTTAATCCTGACGCAGCCAGAAATCTTGCGGCCTGTCGCCGCTATGCGGAGAACTGGCCAGATATGCTGGAGAACGGTACCAGTCTTGTTATGACCGGCAGTTGCGGTACCGGGAAAAATCATCTGGCGGTATCAATGGCAAAACACATCATCCGTAACTATCTGGCCAGTGTGGAGATCACCGACGTGATGCGCCTTACCCGGGCTGTGAAAAACTGCTGGCGGAATGACAGTGAAAAAACAGCGGATGACGTCATTGAGCATTATGCGTCACTGGATTTGCTGATTGTCGACGAAGTCGGCGTTCAGTTTGGCAGTGCGGCTGAAATGGCCATTTTGCAGGAAATTATCAATGCCCGGTATGAGGGTATTTTGCCAACTATCCTGATCAGCAACCTTTCACCGGAAGAATTGTGGGCGTTCATCAGTCCCCGGATTGCCGACAGAATCACCGATGGCGGGCGCAACTGGTTGTCGTTTAACTGGCCCAGCTACCGTTCTCGTATCGGAGGTGTTGCCGCATGACCAGCCAGAACACCCCGGCATGGCGTAACGATGACCTGGAAGGCGCTGTCATCGGTGCGTTCTTTCTGCGTGGGGCAGATCCTGAAGTGATGGATATTCTGGTCACACTACCTGCGGACGTTTTTTCTGTACGAGCGTATAGGGATATCTACACAGGCATCTGCAGACAGGCCCGTGTTTCAGGCGTGATTGACCCTGTGCTGTTGTGTAATGAGATGCCGGAACTTGCCCCGGTGATTACTGATACCGGGCGCAAAACCTGGGTGAAGTCTTCACTGGAGCACTATGTTGCAGCGTTGCGGCGCAATGCCGCATTGCGCGATGCAGAAAAAACGCTGAATGAGGCGTTGCAGAAATTACGTGATGCGCATACCTGTGAAGCAGCTGAAGATGCCCTGAAGGATGCGCAGAACATGATGGCCTCATTGTCGACGGAAAAGGGCATTATTCAGCCGGTACATATTGATGATGTGCTTCCGGAGGTGGTTGAGCGTGTTGAATGCCGGAATCAGGGACAGGAGAAATCCAGAACGTTGATGACCGGTATTGATGAACTGGACGCAAAAACAGGCGGCATGGAGCCCGGCGACCTGGTATTTATTGCTGCTCGTCCTTCGATGGGTAAAACCGAACTGGCGCTGGATATCATCGACAAGGTGACTGAACAGGGGCACGGCGTTCTCCTGTTCACAATGGAAATGGCGAACATCCAGATTGGTGAACGCATGGTATCTGCGGCTGGAGGAATGCCGGTATCACGCCTGAAATCTGTCACTCACTTTGAAGACGAAGACTGGGCACGTTTCTCACAAGGAGTGGGGCGGATGACCGGGCGCAATATCTGGATGGTGGACCAGGCGAACCTGACCATTGATGAGATATGCGCAACAACGAAACATCACCTGATTAAACATCCGGAAACGGCGCTGGTGGTGGTTGATTATCTCGGGCTGATAAAAACCCGAACCACGGGGCGTCATGACCTTGCCGTGGGTGAAATCTCAAAGGGGCTTAAAGGCCTGGCAAAATCCGGTGGTTTTCCGTTGATTGCGCTGAGCCAGCTCTCCCGCGGTGTGGAGTCCAGACCCAATAAACGCCCCATGAACTCAGACCTGAAAAATTCCGGAGAAATAGAGGCGGATGCAGACATCATTCTGATGCTTTACAGGGATGAAGTGTACAACCCGGATACGCAGGCCAGGGGCATCGCAGAAATCAATATCACGAAACAACGTAACGGTTCTCTGGGGACGATTTATCGGCGTTTTTATAACGGACATTTTCTGCCTGTGGATCAGGAAAGCGCACAGGTTCTTTCCACCCCAATGCAACAGCCCCAGCCGCGCAGATACAGCAACAAACGAACTGACAGCAGTAAGATGGAGCGTTTCTTTTGAACAACCAGACAATGACTTTTACCCCTGAGCAATTACGTAAACAGGCACAGGAAATGTTGCGGCAGGCGGAACAACTGGAAAAAACAGGTGTAACAAAAGATGCCATTCGTCGGGATATGGTGCCAGCGCTCAGGGAACTGATGCAGGCAAAACACCGTGCACAAAAAGCAGTGGATGAGCTGGTGGATTGTGTGGCAGAGCTGGAAACCAGAGTTGGTAAGTTTGAAAAACTGGTGCAGGAGGTACTGCGCTGATGCGTGATATGTACGAAGTTTTAGATCGTTGGGGGGCCTGGGCTGCAGCAGATAACAGTGGTGTGGACTGGCAGCCGATAGCAGCAGGCTTCAAGGGGCTTTTACCACACGGTAAAAAGTCACGTCTCCAGTGTGATGATGACGAAGGTATCATGATAGACGGTTGTGTGGCTCGGTTGCGAAAGTATAAACCCGAAGAGTATGAGTTGATCATTGCTCACTTTGTTATTGGTATCTCATTACGCGCTATTGCTAAAAAACGGAAATGTTCAGATGGAACAATACGGAAAGAGATGCAAACAGCAATGGGGTTTATTGATGGCTGCTTGTCATTTTTCATTTACTACAATGACTTAAGTTCTATGTAAAATCGTTCTACTTTCCCAACTTTTATGTGTATATAATACCAGGATAAAGTAACGGAGAATCTTGTGAACATTCAGGCAGTAGACATTTTTTGTGGTGCGGGGGGCTTAACTTTTGGGCTAAAAAAAGCCGGGATTGAGGTTTCTCATGGTATTGATATTGATGAATCCTGCCGTTTTGCTATTGAGAGCAATAATCCTTTAACGCAGTTCATTAATCAGTCAGTTACAGAACTGCAATCCTGCGATGTGTCTGCTATGTTCAAGGAAGGAAATATTAGATTGCTTGCTGGATGTGCTCCTTGCCAACCGTTTTCCAAGTATCGTAATCCAAATAGCCGTAAAGACGATACAAAGTGGCGTTTGTTATATGAGTTTCAAAGGCTTGTAAGTGATGTAATGCCAGAGCTTGTGACGATGGAGAATGTTCCTCAACTTAGAAACCATAAGGTTTTTGAAGGGTTTGTTAGTGCATTAAAGACTCTTGGATATCATTTGTGGTACGACGTTGTAAGATGTTCTGAGTATGGCTTACCTCAAAATAGACGTAGATTAATTCTAATTGGTTCCCAATTGGGGCCGATCAGCCTTGATCAAAAAAAAGTTAGCCGTAAAGTTACTGTTAAGGATGCTATTGGTAGGTTGCCAAAAGTAGGGGCAGGTGAGAAGCTGGAAAGCGATCCCTTGCATCGTTCGCCTAAATTGATGGATATCAATCTTAAACGAATCATGCATTCTTTACCTGGTGGTACGTGGGATGACTGGCCTGAAGAAATTAGAGCAGACTGTCATAAAAAGAATTCAGGTGCTACCTATAAAAGCGTTTATGGACGGATGGTTTGGGACGATACTAGCCCTACGATAACTACCCAGTGTTATGGATATGGAAATGGACGATTTGGCCATCCTGAGCAAAATCGCGCCATAACTTTGCGTGAAGCTGCGATTTTGCAATCCTTTCCAATGGATTATAAATTCCTTGACAAGGAGACGCCTTTTTCATTCCAAAAATTGGGGACAATGATTGGAAATGCTGTTCCCCCTATAATTGGTCAGATAATAGGGGAAACATTTATCAGACATGTTGAGGGGATAAATACCCGTTAGAGGTAATATAATTTTCTGTTGAGTTGATTAATAAACGCAAATATAGATCAATTCTTTCTGACCTCGATTTGACTTCTTCTAAAGGGTCTATTTGACCTTTTTTAGAAAAGCTGGTACTTCCATGTGCCAGCTCATTTCTGATATCTTTAAGTAAATCTAAGTCAACACCATTTCTACACTCTGGTGAGTTTGCAACAGTTATTCCGTAAGCTTGTGTTATTTTGTGCAATACAGACTTGCAAACATTACCATTGAATTCTTTACGTATGTTTAATGAGGCTGAAATGATCCTTTTAGATATATCGGAACCAATTTTTTGATAAAGAGATTTTCCCGATTCATTATCTGAAATGATACGGTGCAAGATATTTACTTGGAATTTCTCCCTGAGTGATGCGTAATTTACTTCATTATCTTGCAAATGGTCATAAATTGACTCAATGCATCCTCTGGCAGTGTTTTCAACCTGATTGTACAGCATCATGTGCACGGATGATTTTAAAATGTTAACCCTAAGGGTATTTGATTCTATTTCATCTTTATGCGTTTGCTGATCTAACTGCTGAGTCTGAGCCTCTAAAGATGACGCAAGAGAAAGCAATTCCATAATATCTCTTGCTCTTTCTTCGTATTCATCTCTTAAATCAATCAAACTCATAGTTACATTCCTAATAATTTATCTTTGACATAAAATATTCTGTTTTTGAGTTGGCTGGTGTTGTTGGCACTATCAGCAGTAACTATGGTTTCAAATTCCTCCCCAAACAGCCAGTCTCCTACAGGAATAACCGGAGCCTGTAGATGTGGATTGGCTTTTAAGGCAAGAGCAGTTCCCACTGCTATGGCTTCGTATCTAGCACGGGGGGTGGTTTTGCTTGTTGGTGTCTTTTTAAACCCCATAGGGAAATGAGCATCTACAAAAGCAAGCATGCTTTCAAAATCATGTTTAAATTTGTCTACATCTTGTTGTGTGACCCTTTCGGCCTGAACATTAAGATAATTGTCAATAAAAGGAGCGACATAACCCTTATAATTTTCTAAATCATTTAAGTATGCAAAAAATCTCAAAACTAACTCACGATGATCGCCATTCGAACGTTTCCGATCTGATAATGGAGCTAGACTAGCGAAAAGTGGATTTGTTGAGCAAGGAGTCACAACATCCCTATAGAAAATTGAAGTGGCCGCATCTGAACCATGTCTAACCTCCATCGCTTCCAGTCTCTTAACACCTGAATTTATTCTTTCGAATAAATCTCTTCTATGCTGCTCCTCAACATCACCTTTCAATTCAATAAATCTTAGTGATGCCCTTAAAAATCGCCTCTGGCGGCTAGCCAAAAGATCTGAAAATTTGAAGCCCTCTAAACTTTTGAGTTCTTTTAAGTCTTTCAATTCAAACTGATTGTTCCAAAAGTAGTAAATTGAGCGAATCCTTTGTGAACCGTCAATAATTTCTACACGACCATCCAACTCAGGATCTTCATTAAATACGTCGGAGATGTAGAGGTACGGGATTGGAAAATCTAATAATATACTTTCGATGAATCGAGAGGCTGTTTTGATATCCCATTTGTAATCGCGTTGATAATCAGGAATAAAAAGTTCGTTTTTGTCAGTTTCAAGATTATTGCCATACTTTTGTACAATTAATTCAACGGTCCATTCACGTACGTTGTATCCAATATTTCTCTGAGCAAGCCTAATCTCGTTGTCGGCAGAAGTGACCAAGGCTGCAATTTCAGCTTTTTTTCTATTTTTCGCGTTTTCATCTTGAATCTGAGCAAGCTCTTCTTTGAGTTCTTTGAGTGTGGTCATATCACTGTTCCTTTAATTGGAGTTGGAAATAGATTGTAAGAAAACTATAACGCGTACGCAAAAAATATTATATCGTGTTAAGAGTGGTTACTACGCCACACAGCTTAAACCCGCCGCCAGGCGGTTTTTTGTGTCCGAAAAACGGCGCAGTACGTTAAACGTGCTGGTGGTTGCGAATACCTGTCTTTCAGCTTGCTGGCTTTTTCGACAAGAGTTATTGGTGTGTCACGTTAACCGGAAAAGGGAAAAAGACATGCTAAAACAGCAGGATATGACAGAAACCGCCAGAGTAGTGTTTAATGAATTAAGCGTTACCGAACCGGCGACAGTCGGGGAGATAGCGCAGAATACTTACCTTTCACGCGAACGCTGCCAGTTAATACTGACCCAGCTGGTTATGGCGGGTCTGGCAGACTATCAGTTCGGTTGTTACAGACGCCTTCCGCAGTGAAGGCTTTTTTATTTGTGGTAAATGGGCGGCTGGTGGGTGTTAGGGGCACCCACCAGCCATCTGCTCATGCGTTGGGTTCACAAGCAAACCTCAGGCCCACTGCTTTGCGCAAAAGCAGAATGAGCCTATCAGAGACAGGCTTAATGATCCATGCTTAATACTGTAAAAATATCCAGTTGTGAGTTAATCAACGCCGACTGCCTGGAATTTATCCGGTCGTTACCCGAAAATTCTGTTGACCTGATAGTCACGGACCCGCCGTACTTTAAAGTGAAGCCTGAGGGCTGGGATAACCAGTGGAAGGGCGACGATGATTACCTGAAGTGGCTGGACCAGTGTCTGGCGCAGTTCTGGCGGGTGCTGAAACCTGCCGGAAGTCTTTACCTGTTCTGTGGTCATCGCCTGGCATCTGATATCGAAATCATGATGCGTGAACGCTTCAGTGTGCTGAACCATATTATCTGGGCGAAGCCGTCCGGACGCTGGAACGGATGCAACAAGGAAAGCCTGCGGGCGTATTTCCCCGCCACAGAGCGCATTCTGTTCGCGGAACATTATCAGGGGCCGTATCGTCCGAAAGATGCCGGGTATGCGGCGAAGGGCAGTGCACTGAAACAGCATGTGATGGCCCCGCTGATTTCTTACTTTCGTGATGCGCGCGCGGCCCTGGGGATAACGGCAAAACAGATTGCAGATGTCACAGGAAAGAAAAACATGGTGTCGCACTGGTTCAGTGCCAGTCAGTGGCAGCTACCGAACGAAAGCGATTATCTGAAATTACAGTCGCTGTTTGCCCGGGTGGCAGAAGAGAAACATCAGCGCGGTGAACTGGAAAAGCCCCACCACCAGCTGGTGGATACGTATACGTCACTGAACCGGCAGTATGTGGAGCTGCAGAGTGAATATAAGCATCTGCGGCGGTATTTTGGTGTGACGGCGCAGGTGCCGTACACGGATGTATGGACACATAAACCGGTGCAGTTCTATCCCGGGAAACATCCGTGCGAAAAACCGGCAGAAATGCTGCAGCAGATAATCAGCGCAAGCAGTCGTCCGGGTGACCTGGTTGCAGATTTTTTTATGGGCTCAGGTTCAACGGTAAAAGCGGCACTGGCGCTCGGGCGTCGTGCGATTGGCGTTGAACTGGAGACCGGACGTTTTGAGCAGACAGTCAGGGAAGTTCAGGATTTAATCGTTTGAAACGGATGAGATTGCAGAATTAATTACGCACCATTATTATTCTGCTCCCGGCCCTTTAGCTCAGTGGTGAGAGCGAGCGACTCATAATCGCCAGGTCGCTGGTTCAAATCCAGCAAGGGCCACCATCACATACCGCCATTAGCTCATCAGGAAAGAGCGCCAGCCTTCGAAGCTGGTTGCGCGGAGTTCGGGTCCCCGAAGGCGGTCCATTATCTGTATCCTGCGTTGTTAGCTCAGCCGGACAGAGCAATTGCCTTCTAAGCAATCGGTCACTGGTTCGAATCCAGTACAACGCGCCACACTTATTTTCCCTGGCTCGCTTTTGCGGGCTTTTTTTTAAATGTCTCACAATTCAGGCGGTTGACTGTTGTCTGGTTTGCGGGGAGTTTGTTAAAAGAAACTGGCATGGTGAATCCCCCTGTGCGGAGGGGCAATCAGCGAGTAGGTATATGGGATAATCGCGGATTCAGGTGCTGGTACTGAATTCACCGGGAGGCACCCGGCACCATGCAGTTGACTGAAACCATGTATACTCTCAGGCCCCACGCACATGTGTTGGGGCCTTTTTACATGCAAAAAAAAGCCCGCATATGGATACGGGCGGCAAGGAACAAAAAACGTGAAGTGATCTATTCAGCCAGTGGATAATACCCTGACGTTACCATATTGCGCAATCGCGCATTCTTTCTTTTTCGCTCCCCTTATAACTACGCCATCCGTTCGCTGCGGAGGTGAGGCTATGAAATCCATGGATAAAATTTCAACGGGCATTGCCTACGGCACCTCCGCAGGCAGTGCTGGCTACTGGTTTTTACAGTGGCTTGATCAGGTCAGTCCGTCACAGTGGGCTGCGATTGGTGTACTGGGGAGTCTGGTTCTGGGCTTCCTGACATATCTGACTAACCTGTATTTCAAAATCAGAGAGGACCGTCGTAAGGCTGCGCGGGGAGAGTAATTCAATGATTCAAAACTATGAACTGATTGTGAAAGGGATCCGCAATTTTGAGAATAAAGTTACGGTAACTTTAGCGTTACGGGACAAAAAACGCTTTGACGGTGAAATTTTTGACCTGGACATCTCGCTGGACCGTGTTGAAGGTGCCGCGCTGGGGTTTTATGAGGCAGCAGCCAGAAGGAGCATCAGACAGGTCTTCCTGGATGTTGCTGCCGGGTTATGTGAAGGGGATGAGCAGTCGCCGGAAAAGCGCCCCGTAATTTTAGAGGCGCAGAATGTGTGGATAACCTACAAAGGAAAGCTACCAGGAAGAATTACTGGTTCTCTGAAGACTCCTCCGGAATCACAACCTTAAGTCACTGACCAGAACAGATAAACCTGTCCGTGGGCAGAAACCGATAAATCCTGATAAATATCCATGAACGCAAAAATCAGATACGGCCTGTCGGCTGCCGTTCTGGCGCTGATTGCCGCAGGTGCGCCTGCGCCTGAAATCCTCGACCAGTTTCTGGATGAAAAGGAAGGTAACCACACCACGGCATACCGTGATGGCGCGGGTATCTGGACCATCTGCCGCGGTGCCATCCTGGTGGATAGTAAACCTGTCGTCCCGGGCATGAAGTTGTCGAAGGAAAAATGCGACCGGGTTAACGCCATTGAGCGTGATAAGGCGCTGGCATGGGTGGAGAAAAACATCAGAGTGCCATTGAGTGAACCCCAGAAAGCGGGGATCGCGTCATTCTGTCCGTACAACATTGGTCCCGGTAAGTGTTTCCCGTCGACGTTTTATAAACGAATTAATGCAGGTGATCGCAGGGGAGCGTGTGAGGCGATTCGCTGGTGGATTAAGGACGGTGGCAGAGACTGCCGTATCCGCTCAAATAACTGTTATGGTCAGGTATCCCGTCGTGACCAGGAGAGCGCGCTGGCGTGCTGGGGAATCGACAGATAAGCAGAATATTTTGCTGAAAAATAAGGTATGGCCACGCGGGCGGATAACACGAAATCCTGCGAACTGGCGAAACGTAAGTGAATAAAAGTAAAAACCCCGTTTGTTGGTACCAAGCGGGGTTTTGTGTTTCTGACCTTGAGTAAGGCAAGGGAGAACATGGCGAAGTATAAACGAATTCTGTTGAGGTTGACTATGAAAAATGGCCTTGAACTGAAAGCGCCTGTAACTGATGACATCAGCAGAGCACTGGCTTTTGCCATTAAGTGGGTGGCGGTCGGTGTTGCTGTGTCCCCGATGCTGTATGGGCTGGCAAAACTGGTCATTGCGTTGAAATCGTGAAGGGAGGATTAAGCATGTCAGACAAACTCATAACGCTGGCGAAGATCCTCTGTGTAATTGTCGGCATTTCATTTTCACTAATGCTGGTTGCTCTTTTTCTTTCCATGGCCTGGATGATGTTGTCTTCGTCGGGGTTGCTGGGGTGAACATAAACCGAATGCTTTCCGCGTTTATCGTTATTCTGCTGGTGGCCTGTGGTGCGCTGTGGATGGCAACAGACCATTACCGTGATAACGCGATTACCTACAAAGCGCAGCGCGATAACAAAGCCAGTGAACTGAAGCTGGCGAACGCAACCATTACTGATATGCAGGTGCGCCAGCGCGATGTTGCTGCGCTCGATGCAAAATACTCGAGGGAATTATCCGATGCGAGAGCTGAAAATGAAACTCTGCGCGCTGATGTTGCCGCTGGTCGTAAGCGCCTGCGGATCAACGCCACCTGTCCAGGCTCCGTGCGTGAAGCCCCCACCACCTCCGGCGTGGATAATGCAACCGGCCCCCAACTGGCAGACACCGTTACACGGGATTATTTCACCCTCAGAGAGCGGCTGATGACGATGCACAAGCAACTGGAAGGGGCACAGGACTATATCCGCACTCAGTGCCTGAAATAAGTTTTGTTGATGCGCCGTATCGTCGCTGTATTCCCTCATTAACAGAGACCGCAGCCCGACAGGGAGACTCCTCTGCGCGAGTGTGCGGGGATAATCAAAAACGATACACACCGGGGTTTACCGCGTTAACGGAGCGCGGCGTTGTCCCCTCATAGTCGCCTGTCCGGTGCGATGGTGGAAGAAGCCGGATGTTTATCACTATTAATTGATGACACAGAAATGGATTCATTGAATTTCAGCACGTTTTTGTATTCGTGTTATTGAACATCTGTTTATTTTACTTTTAACATATTGATAATAAAAAGAGCTGTAAATCTTTAGATGAGTCGATTTTGTCCGGGGAAGTTCAAATGGATTTTATGCTGACGGTTTCTGGTGTGGTTATCCTGTCCATTGCTTATACTGCAGATAAATATGGCTGCCATTTGTTATCACGTATTGGCGCTTATTGTTCGTTGATGCTGATTTTCTCGTCGCTTTTTTTTGAGTAA